ACTATACTTACATCATCGGAACCTGACAATCCTTGTGTTCCTTGATTACTTAAACCTTGCGAACCTTGAAGACCTTGAATTCCAGTCTTAGTGAATAATACCGTTACTTTTTCTCCGTTTGAGGGGAGATTACCACTTACATAAGTAACAGGAACAGTCCAATAAGTAGTATTATTAGTTACACTACCATCAACGTAGAATATTGTACTTGTATTCCCAGAAGACTTTACTGATGTTACATAAATATAACCACGATTTAAACCACTATTAACAATAGTATCGTCGAAAGTATCATACCAACCAGTTTGATTTGATCCAAGTAAATCAGTATCATCAAAATAAATCCTATCAACATCTGGAGGATGATTGGTGTTAAATCTCATAGATCCTTGACCACCAGAACCTGCTGAGACAGTGGTATCAAATTGATAGTAAATACCACCGCGATCTCCCAAATTGCCTTGGACACCTTGAGCACCTTGTATTCCCTGAAGACCTTGCGTTCCTTGATTAGTCAATCCTTGAGTTCCTTGAGAACCAATAGTAGAGAATACATGCCAGGTTGAATTTGCGCCATCATCTTCCCAAATAAAATCTAATACTGTTGTTCCAAGATCTACAGTTAAATCTTCAGATTCTCCTTCAATTGTTCCACCATTTCTATCTATTGTCAAATTCAAAATCGCCCAATTTCCACCATCGGCAATTCTTACAATTGCACCATTACTTAATTGGGAGTATGGTGGTAATTTTAATGTAAATGAACCTCCAGTTGTATCGGCAAGAATTTGATCTCCATCAGACAAAACTTCATTGTTATTTGCAGATGTTTTTCTAACCCATTGATTTGCCTGACCACCTAGACCTTGAATACCTTGTGTTCCCTGTAGGCCTTGAGTACCTTGTGTTCCCTGTAGACCTTGAATACCTTGAGTTCCCTGTAGACCTTGAATACCTTGAGTTCCCTGTAGACCTTGAATACCTTGAGTACCTTGAGTACCTTGAAGACCTTGAGTTCCTTGAGTTCCTTGAAGTCCTTGAACACCTTGAGTTCCCTGTAGACCTTGAGTTCCCTGAAGACCTTGAAGACCTTGAGTTCCCTGAAGACCTTGAAGACCTTGTGTTCCTTGAACACCCTGATTACTTAAACCTTGAGTTCCCTGCAGACCTTGAAGTCCTTGAACACCTTGAGTACCTTGAAGTCCTTGAGTTCCTTGATGTGATCTACCTTGAAGACCTTGTAATCCTTGAGTTCCTTGTCTTCCCGTAATCTCAGGTATTACGGATGTCATTGCATAGTTATCATATCCATCACCATTAGAAGTTGATTGGCAAAGTGCCAAATAGACACCAGACATATCTCTGGCACCATCAGGAATTTCCCATCTCAGTAAATTCCATTCATTAAAATCTGATACCTTAAGTTGATTAATATCTGGACCAATAAAGGTGTCTGTTGTTACATTATGTGCAGATATTTTAGTCCATCCATTTCCATTGGTTGGAGCTTCAGTATCAGTCGTATTGGTTTTGTATCTTAAACTGATTGATTCATTAGTATTACTATTACTACCTTCGGGTTTATCTCCCCAACCATCTGATGAATTTGCAACATTTATATAAGCATAAAGATAATTGACAGTATTTAAATAAACTACAGATTGATATCTTTTTACAAATCTAAAGTGAGAACTTCCAGTTCCAGCCCCGTTAAAAACAAATATTGGAGTATATTCATTTAAAAATGTATCCGATGACGTAGTTGCCATCGTTGAATTTTTAGCAGAATTATATTCGGTAATTGTAGTTAACTCTACAGAATTACGATAATACAGACCATCACCCGCCTGGGCATCAACTACCGCATATGTAAGTAAAGCTTCGTCTCCGTTGATGCCTTGAAGACCTTGAGTACCTTGAAGACCTTGAGCACCTTGTGTTCCCTGTAGACCTTGAATGCCTTGAGTTCCCTGTAGACCTTGGACACCTTGAGTTCCCTGTAGACCTTGAATACCTTGTGTTCCCTGTAGACCTTGAGTACCTTGTGTTCCCTGTAGACCTTGAGTACCTTGAGTTCCTTGAACACCCTGATCACCTTGGAGTCCTTTATCCCCACCCAAACCTTGAGTACCCTGAAGACCTTGAGTTCCCTGAAGACCTTGAAGACCTTGAGTTCCTTGATTTCCTGTTCTAGAAAATGAAATTACACACTTCTCGGAGTTTGAAGGAAATCCACCAGAAATTGGTGTTACAGAAAGAACTGTCCATCCATTGTTTGTTGTATTACTATCACCAGTAATACTAAAAATTGCATATGTTGCATCATTACTATCGGCGCTTTGAATTACAATATGTCCACGAATATTTGAAGACGTTGAATCATCCCAAGTAGCAATAAATGCTGAAATATCTGTTCCCTCAGCAGTATCATCAGATATTGATAATTTTGTTATGTTGGTAAATGTGCCATTATCAAATTGAAACTTTCCAGATGTTGGATTATTAGTACCGTTATTAACTGCAGATGAAAAATCATATCGTATTCCACCTCTAAATCCAGGTGTACCATCAGCACCATCAACAGCAGCAGCACCTTGAACACCTTGAAGTCCTTGAGTTCCCTGGAGACCTTGGTTTCCTTGAGCACCAACAATATCAACTTCTACACCTTCAGTTTGAATAGGTGCCCAATATCTCTTACCTTCATATCCATCTACTGCAGCTAAAATATATGTTTGTCCTATAGGTTTTGGATTTGCACCAGTAGATCCTACACCAACCGTAGGATCTCCTAAATCGGGTTCTGCTTGCTCTAGACCAAGATATTCATACCTGTCGGTAGTAATATCTCTTTGCCCAAATCTCTTTTTTCTTCCTGAATTATATTTTGCCATTATTTAATTATTGCTTTGCGGTTTCAAGAATGCTTAATACTATATTTAATTTACCGTTTTCACTTCCTTGGATTTTAAAAATATCATTTGTTTCTAATACCAATCTTCCATCACCTACAATACTATAAGAATCTTCTGGTGGAATTGGTGTATTTTTAGTTAATTCAAAATCAGATCCACTTCTTGAATGATATGCAGTAACTGATGCAATACCTGTAGACTTATTAGATACTTGACTTAAAATGACAATAGTAGCAACACCAGTAGGACAAGTGTAGATACCTACATTTGTATCTGTTAGTTCATGTCTTATTGTCTTAAATCGATTAAGAGGTATTTGTGCCATCTTATCCTAATGCTATAACTAGAGGTGTTACTGTATTTAACAGACTTTGACTGAATGCTCTACCAGAAATTGTGCCTGTAAGTTGATTAATTGAAACATCAGGTCCAATCTTGAAGTCACCTGATTGATTTGTTCCTGTAAATATAATTCTTCCTCCATTCTGCATTACAAATTCATTATCTACGATTGCAACTCCACCAATTCCTGGTCTTGCAGTATTAATGTCTGTTCCACTTCCTACCCATTCCAAAGAAATGGTTGTTGCAAGTTGCAGACTTGTTCTTGAAAAATAAACTGTGTCTCCAGAAGTTACATTATTATTTAGATTCTGTACTAGAACCACCGTACTTACACCAGCAGAAGGTGCAGTTGCACTCTCAATACCATAATAAATTGGATACATTACAGTGGTAAATGATAAACCATTTCCACCATTTTGTGTAATAGTTATATTTGGTGCTGTAGATGAATATTGAGATCCTCCATTAACTACATCTATAGAAGTAACAGTTCCTGTGGAATTGACATTGGCAGATAGTTCTGCAGTAATTCCATTTGGACCTGTTGGATCAGCAACTACAAATGTTGGAGGATTTGCAGGATTATATCCAGAACCACCATTGGTAACTTCTATTTTTTGAATTTCGTAATATAAAGTATCAAAGTAAATTGCTTGTCCATCATAAGGTCTATTATCCCCAATCCCAGAAATTACAATAGTATCTGCATTATCGCCATCAGCACTAACATCATTTACAACTTCTCCAGTATAACGATAGATTGATCTGGAATATTCATCACCGACGCCATTACTAACAAGTCCCTTGTTACCGAAAGAACAGTTAGAGTTTGTGATGTCACACTGACCACCACCAGAAGACCAATGTCCAATGTCATTACAAATAGTAAAGATAGAAACTAACTGAGCATATGCACCATTAGTTATTGATACTCCAATTCCATTTTGATTATATTGTGTATAAGAATCAACTGACATTGATCCCGTCACACCAATATCATTTTCATCCCCAGGTTCTGCATGGAATCCATCAATCTTCATTCCAATACTCTTTCCAATGAAGTTGGTGCAGTTTCTTATGTAAGGTCCTTGAGATATTACACCAACGCCAGGAGAGAATGTATTTCCACCAATCTTTGTATCTGAGTAAGCATTACTTGCTTGACCATCAGTACCTGAAGGTTGTGTTTCTGGAATCCCAGCAGAAGCATATCCACTGTTCATTATATTTGTAATGATACCTTTACAAGTATCAATTGCTGATTTTACATTTGAACAAGATCCAATATCAGAATTGGATCCAGTAACAGAATCTGCCTGCATGGACAAATCTTTGACCTGATAATAAGTTGATTGATTATTACCAGTCCATGTAACGTTGTTAATGCAAGAATATGCAATGTCTCTGCTGTAATTTAATGCAGATGTTACATCTGTTTTGCCGATAGCAGTAACATCTGCATTATTATCATAAAATTCTGATCCAATACCAACACACTTAGAATTACCTCCACGAGTAATATCATGGCAGATTGCTCTGTATGATCTCTTGATCAGTTCTGCAAGTTTTACTTTATTTGTAGGACTTAGACTTTCATTTGCTGCTGCTTCATATCCAATAAAATCAAGATTCATACGAATCATTCTTGCTCCATCAAAGAAACGATCAGAAGAAACCCCAGCAAGAGGTTGGAATGCAACAATTGCCGCACCACCAGTGGATTCTGATCCAACAAAACTTAAATCAGTAACATGGCATCCATTATTGACATGGAATAAATCAGATCCTGAATTTTGTGGTGTAACAATACAGTTTCTGAGTTCAGTTCCTTCTACGGCAACCTTTTCTTTAATGATGATTGGATTATTTTCTACATAAACACCTGGGAATACTTTTACAGTATCACCAGTACTTGCAATTCCTGCAGCATTTTTAATTGTTCTCTTTGGATGATTCTCACTCAATCCAGTGTTAGAATCGTCACCATTTTGTGCAACATATATGGTTTTCCCAGTTGGTTTGTATGAAGTGACTGTAACTTTTCCCTTTCCTCCAACAGGATCAAGATCAATACCAATACCAGGAACTATTTGAGTAACAATTCCAACAAGATTTACACCATCACCATAATATGAATCTGCAGTTGCAATACCACTAACAGTTAGAGTAACATTATTACCATCAACTGTTGCAATTGCAGATGTACCAACTCCAAGACTACCTGATGAAGGTATGAATACTAATTTTTCTGAGGCAACATTTATCGAACTTATCCCTAATGTGGGATCTGTAATTGTAACTGTAGATAAACCAACATAAATTAATTGATCAAGTTGATTGTCATCAGAAATTAATATGTCTGCACCATCACCTTTAATTCCTTGAACACCTTGTGTTCCCTGAAGACCTTGAATACCTTGTGTTCCCTGTAGACCTTGAAGACCTTGAAGTCCTTGAACACCTTGAAGTCCTTGAACACCTTGAGTTCCCTGAAGGCCTTGAGTCCCCTGAAGTCCTTGAACACCTTGAGTTCCCTGAGCACCTTGAGTTCCTTGAGCACCAAGACCTTGAGTTCCCTGAAGACCCTGTATACCTTGTAGACCTTGAATTCCCTGAGCACCTTGAGTTCCTTGAGCACCAAGACCTTGAGTACCTTGAAGACCTTGAAGACCTTGAGTTCCTTGAAGACCTTGAGCACCTTGAGTTCCTTGGAAATTACTCAATACTCCCTGTATTCCTTGACCACCTTGTGTTCCTTGGAAATTACTTAATACTCCTTGAACACCTTGAAGACCTTGAAGTCCTTGAACACCTTGAATTCCCTGAAGACCTTGAGTTCCTTGAAGACCTTGAGGTCCTTGAGTTCCTTGAGTACCTTGAGTTCCCTGTAAACCTTGAGGTCCTTGAGTTCCTTGAACACCCTGATCACCTTGGAGTCCTTGAGTACCTTGAAAATTACTTAATGCCCCCTGAACACCTCTTTGACCCTGTAGACCTTGAATACCTTGACCACCCTGTAGACCTTGAGTTCCCTGTAGACCTTGAATACCTTGAATTCCTTGAGCACCTTGTGTTCCCTGAAGACCTTGAATACCTTGTGTTCCCTGATGACCCTGTGGTCCTTGAATCCCTTGATTTCCCTGAAGACCTTGAGTACCTTGAGTACCTTGGAAATTACTTAAAGAACCTTGAACACCCTGACGACCTTGCGTCCCTTGTAAACCTTGTGTTCCTTGTAAACCTTGTGTTCCTTGATTTCCTTGTAAACCCTGCGTTCCTTGAGCACCTTGAGTTCCTTGGAAATTACTTAATACTCCTTGAGAACCTTGAAGACCTTGCAGTCCTTGTAATCCTTGATTTCCCTGTAGACCTTGAATTCCCTGTAGACCTTGAGTTCCCTGATTACTTAATCCTTGTAATCCTTGTAAACCTTGAGTTCCTTGGAAATTTGCAATATTTCCTTGAAGACCCTGAAGACCTTGAGTACCTTGAAGTCCTTGAGCACCTTGAGTTCCTTGTGCTCCCTGAGTACCCTGAAAGTTACTTAATGCCCCTTGAATACCAGTCTCACCTTGAGGACCAGGTTCACCAACACCCTGAGTACCTTGAAGACCTTGTACTCCCTGAGTACCCTGAAAGTTACTTAATGCACCTTGAATACCTTGCAGTCCTCCACCAGAACCAGTTCCAGTACCAAATTTTTCTCCGGTCTCTCCTACTATGGCGTCACCATAAATGACAACACCATCCCAAAAAGTGGTCTTTTCGTTAAAATATGTTTCTTTTCCGAAAGATTGTATCTTATTAGGATCTAATTCTGACATCTAGGGTTATATTGATATAATCTATCATAATCATATTTATGATATGTCTAAAGCATCATCTAATCCAGTTCTATCTCCAGCCTTTGCTCTTTCAAGTTCTGCATCAAGTTCCGCCCCAATATCATCTGATACAGAATTATTTACTGTGGATGCTGGTTTTGTAATAAAACTATCTAAAGCCAATCCTCTATCTAAATCACTTTGTAGTGCATGAGTTGCAAAATTTGGAACACTATCAATACTCAATCCTTTAGCAAGATTACTCGATGCTAATTGTGCTGCTCCACTAACAAGGGATCCTACTCCACCACTCAATGCACCACTTGCAGCAGCTCCTGCCATATCAAAAGCAGTACCAAGAACGGTGCTCCCAATAAATCCTCCGTTTCTCATAAAGGGCAACATACCACCAAAAGCACTACCAACAATACCCGACAATTTATCTCCAAACACTCCACTAAGTAATCCATCTGTACCAACAAATGATCCTTCAAAAACACGAACACCAAATTGACCACCATCTGGAATTAGACTTCCATAAAGTCCTTTTGCATCACATCTTGTTCCTTTTAATAATACTCTTTGTTTCGCATCTAGAATAATATTTCTTCCAGACTTTAAAGTTATATCCTCATCAGCATCAAGTACTATATTTTTACCCTTTATTTTTACTGCTCCATTACGATTAGCAGTAATTGTAATATCTCCAGACAAAGATGTTACTACAATATCAACTCCATCCGACTCTTGATTAGCACCGGCAATCACTTCTATACACCTATCATTCCACAATCTTAAGGTTCCACCTTGGGTCATTCCAATCAATGAAACGTCATTTTCATCCGATACACCATACATGGTGTATACACTTGGTCCATTACCACCAACATTGGGATTATTTACATCAATTCTAAATTTATCTCCTTGACTCCAAAGTAATCTACGTTCCCAATTTTTTTCGTGTCCCATATTATTCTATGCAGTCTTTTACAAATGTGGTATTTCTTAATGTTTGCTTCTTATTGGGATCAATTAGTTCTTCAGGAATTCTACTTAGAACAGGTTTTAGTATAGCTCCAAACCCAGTATCACTTTCAATATTAATAATTACAAGATCATCAACAGGAATGTAGTTATTTAGAGGTGTGACAGAGGGATTAAGATTAGCATCTTCTCCTAAAACTAAATCTACGGACTCGATTCCACCATCAGAATTTAATATTGGATGATAAGTATTGCCGACAGTGTCAATAATTTTGTCATCTAATGTATATCCAATTCCAGGTTTAATAACACTCACATCACTAACATATGCTGGTATATTCGGTGAAAGACTATCAGACACATCTGTTGGAATATTTACATTTGAATTTCCTATTGGATAATTTTCACCAGGACTAACAACATAAATGTTATCTATTTTACCATCATCATCTATTGTAGATCTTAGCACAGTGCCATATCCTTTCCCACATTCATCCTCAACTATCACAAATGGAGGATACTTATAATTTTTTCCCTTATCTTTTAATATTGCTCCAATCACACTTGCAGATATTTCCTCCCCTTCATTTACAAAATCACCTAAAACTACATCTGCTTCGCCACCTTCACCCATACCTCCAAATATTTTAATTTTTGGTATTGAACTACAACTTTCAATTTCTCCAGTGTAACATCTACCTTTTTTACCTTTTATACTAGAGTCTGATGTTGCTGAGGAGAATATATCAAATCCTTGCTTAACTTGAGAAAATCCATCTTCAGCATCTTCTTTTATATTCTTAACTGTAGATATGGATCTTTGAATGCTATCTAAAACATCTTTAGATTTTAAAATTCCATCTACAATTGCAGCAGGACCTATTCCTATTGCCCAATTATTAATATTATCATATGAATTATTTTTATTTTGATTTGTATCAAAAAGACCACTTAAACCAGTTAGTGCAGTAATACTTTCGGAAAGTGTGTTGAAAACACTGAATGCAGGCGCTGCCAAAGAAAGTATTTTACTTACTCCACCCAGAACACCAGAAATACTACTCTGTATTTGTCTCATTACTTCTCTTACGATTGATGCGGTTGCTTGAGTTTCAATACATGAATCTGGTCTTTTTGCATTATCAACAATATCGGTAAGCATACTTTTTACAGTTCCTGTCAATTTGTTGAGAACAATACCAGGAAGATCTACAATAAAATCTTGCAGAAGTTGAACGGGATACACCATTGCGTGTTGTGCTGCCACTCCAGCAAAGTGTGCTATTGGATAATTTTGAGTAGCTGCATAAACTGCTTTAAATACTGCATCATATAAAAGTCTTAACCCTTTCTGCAAAATAGGAACTAAAACTTCAAATAAAATATCAACTGATCCTCCAACAATACCTTCAGTAATTCCTATAATCTTATCAACAGAACGACTTATTTCTGCAATTTTACTGGGAACATTCCCAAAAGGATTATTTACTTTTTTTATTAAATTGCTAACTTCTGTTCCTATTTTTACCCCATTAGTATTTTTACTAGAATCTGCTATAATTATTTCTTGACCAACTGCACTAGAAATAGGTAATTGCTTTTCTGCTTTCTTTTGTTCTTCTTCTTCTGCTGCTTCAACAGCAGCATCTTCTGCAGCCAATATGGACTTTAGTTGAGAATCGTATTCTTTATCTTGTTTTTGATTAATTTTATCAACCGTATTTGGAGGAAGATCTCTAGGAGTTTCTTGGGAAGCACTATTAGATTCCCCCGCTTCTCTAGGACTTAATGTTCCATTTGGTTTTTTAACGTTATCACTATATCCAGTGAATGGTATAAATGCACCTTTAAAAGATGCAGAAGGAACCGAACTAGTTCTGCCAAATGATCCCATAATCATTGGAAGTTGACCATCATCCCCATCTAAGAAAAATCCAAGTACAACATCACCAGGTCTTATTTTTGGAGTGGTTGCATAATTAGACCCACCAGTTCCTGCTGTAGTTGGCAACATTACATGCGCCCAAGGAAGATCCTCATCAGACAATTGTGCAGTACTATATGGGTGATATCCCATGATGCGAACTTTCCAACGGTGTCCCCACCCTTCTCCATTAATTTGCTTTCCTTGAGCAGATGCTACTGCAACTTGACCAATCCACCATCTGAATCCGTCTCTTCCTACAAAATTAGATTTTAGTATTGACTCTTCTATCATTTCTTTTTGTAACCGAAACTATCTCTTACTAATCTTAATGAAGTATAAGATTGTGTTGAATCAAAATGATGACATAATTCCTTTATCATATATAGTCCACTTGTCTCAACATCATATTCTTTTTCTTTTGAAGAACTTGCTCTGGGAAAATTGCACTTTATCAAATCACCAGCATTTAAATTTGTATTCAATGGAACCAACATTTCAAGTTGTTGGGTTAACATCGTATTATATCTCATTAATGATTGAGATTGATACTTTGCCATATCTCCATTTTGATCTATAGAAACATCCTTTTCCATGGTTCCATAATCAAGAACTTGAGTAATTAGTCTTGTAGGTACATCTCCTAGTGTTTTATCTGACCCATTTCCCAACTTTGGCAGTTTCATTCTATCGCCAAGGTTTTCAGTTTTTGATATGTAATCACTTTGTTTGAAAACTCCTTGCTCTGGGGATGTGAAAGAAAAATCTACAGGATTAAAAAACATTCTTTGAGTGGAGTAAGTTCCCAATCTTAACTTTTCAAGTAAAGCAGAATTTCTTATGATTTTATAACTTAAAATTTTAAAATCATTATCAACTTTTTTCCCCGAAGAATCGAAGGACTCATTCTTTTCACTATAAGTATATGTCGCTTTTTCTTTTTGTTTATTTAATTCGTCGATTGATCTAAATTGAAATCCTTCTTTAGTTTGGTAAAATAAGAATCCTGCCGTAGCATTTTTAGATTCTGATGGAACACCCTTTCCTGCCAATGATGTTAAAATCGTAAAAGGTTTTCTCATGTTTCCAATAAAACCATATCTATTGGATGTTTTATCAATTTTACCTATTTTTGTAGTTTGTAAAGTTTCTTTTAGTATTTTTTCAACAGAGGTATTGATTGGTGATGATATTGGATATTTTCCAACAACTCTAGTGGTTTCATTAGTAATTGCTTCTCTAGAAACTAAATGTAAAGTAAATTCTTCACTGTCTTGTTTAGCATCAACATCACTAATAGATGAAACATAAAAATAATCTTCTGAATTTTTTGAAAAGTCTAAATCACTATTTCGTGTCGTATTTGCATTTACTCTAAGTGATAATCTTTCTCCCCCTCTAAGAGGTAAACCATTATAAATCGATTGCATTACTCCATTTTTTTCAATACTATCTCCAGTATTAAGTACCCTAAGTTTAGCAGTAATTACTGGAGAAAATATATCCTCAAAGTACTGAAACATCACTATACCAAATGATATATCAACTGTACGTGATAAATCATTCGATTCTAAAATTGCTTCACCGTAGATAGACTTGTTAGATGCTTCCATTAGACGTAGTTAAGTGCTAAGAGTATTCTATTCTTCGTAAAAGTATTTAACATATAAGAAGGGTCTGTATATGATATTGTTGTCTCAGTAGACGATTGAATTGGAGCAGATATTGATTGATTACCAGCACCATTATTTGCCACAAGAAATATATTTTGATTTCCCTCCTCTTCTGGTGCAAATGCCATTGTTTGTGAAGTATTTAAATTTATATTTGAAGATATATTGGGAGAAACTTTTTTCGCTTCTTCCAAATAACTTTTATATCTATTTCCACCATATACACTCCATGCATCGAATCCTTGCCTATCATATACCATTTTCGCCGCCTTTACGTTCGTTAAGGGATCATAAAGTTTATCAACACTATCAATCCCAAACCAACCAAATCTTTCTTGTCTATAAGGACCAGTCATATTGATTTGCCACAATCCATATGATGTCTCTCCGATTTGCTTATATAATCCAGATTTAATTGTATCATTTCTAGGATCACCACCAGATTCTGCCATTGCAATTGCTGCCATCTTGATCGCTTGATCATCATTAAATCCTACAGATTTTGCTAACTGTATTAGTTGTGCTAAGTTATATCTTCCTGAAGATGGTAAAACTGAAGTTTGTGGTCTAGTATGTGATGTTCTAATGTTAGTATTATTATTAGTATTAGTATTAGTATTATTAGTATTAGATGTGGTTTGTGTAGATTTAGTTGCCTTTACATTGCCACCCTTTACAATCAGTCCAGCGTCAACTAATCCCATAGGATCCATTGTTCCAGAAACCATAGAAGATGCAGAATCATATCCTGATGCATGATCTATGTGTAAATGTGGTGCAGTCGATAGACCAGTACTTCCACTAAAACCTACAACTTTTGCATTACCATCAGATCCCGTACCTGCACCAACTTTATCACCTTTCTTAACACTAATTGACTTCATGTGTGCGAATTTAACAAAGGTTCCATCTTCCAATTGAATTACAACAAAATTACCATAACCACCATTTGTTCCATCAGGATCTCTAGAATCTCCCATTATTCCAACATCAACAACTGTTCCGTTAGAAACTAAAGTTATTGGTGTTCCTTCAGGTAATGGGAAGTCTTCACCAGTGTGTCCCTTCTCTCCACCTTTACCATGAACTCTAGTTTTTCCTCTAGTACCCATACCACCAGGTATATACTGACCATAATCCCTATTTGCAGGATCTAATTTTTCTCCACCGGTCGATGTGTATGTTGATTCTTCTCCAGTAGATGGTTCTTCTCCCTGGGATTCATTTTGAATTTCATCATCTCTTTGTCCAATAAGAATACTAAATGTTTCTTTCAAATCTTCTTGTATATCATTAAATGATTTTGTCAGTTCATCAGTTGCCGCTTTAACTTTTCCAGACATATCAAGAAAATCAAAATTTGAAAAATTTTCTTTATATGCTGTTAATACTCTACCAAAATCTCCAAACGCAATGAAAATTTTATTTGGCATTTCTTTCAATATTTCATGAATTTTATTAACTCTACCCATAAATTTTTCACCTAAGTCATTCATCATTGGTAGGTTGTTTATTAACCATCCAACACTAACCCAACCTATGAATCCCAAAATCCTCTCAATAAAATTTCCTCCAGCAGTTGATAAAACTTTAGATCCTGGAATCATTGATGAAGTTCTTACATTTTTTGCTTCCAATACAGATTCTCTAACTGCTCTTTCAGACTGCTCTTTTCTTCTATTTTCAAGAAGCGAAGTTCTTTTTTCTATCCTACTTCGTTCTTTTGTACCATCTCTTATAATTCTAGAAATTGATTCTATATTTTTTTTTGTCTCAGAAGACTTTTCTCTGATACTAAAAATATTTTTCGAAATATTGGTAATACTAGAATTTTGGGATAATCTTGCCATCTTACACTACATTAAAAATTTGTTTTGAATATAATGTATAAAAATTTTCAGGATTTGAGGTGTTGATATGAGGAACATCGGTGATTGATTTTTCTGGTACTGAAACTGCAGGGGAAGCAGGTCCAGATGTTCCTCCAGATGTATTCAATGGAATAATTTGTGGTGGTCGCTTATTTTTAACTGGTAAAGTTTTTGGTTCTTTTAAGGGAATCAAATTTTGAGAATCTGCAGTTATTGGAGATTCACCTTCCTTTTGCAATGCAATGTTTAGAAGAGCATCTTCTCTATCTAAAGTTGCCTTCATAGAACGATCTACATCAGTATTTTTTCTATTATTTGCATAATCAGGATTTATAATATTCGTTTGAGGTACATATTTTGGTGGTGGTTCTTCCTCAGCACTCTCTTTTGGTTCAACCTTTGATGATGTATTTAAAATATTATTCTGTGGTTCGACAGAAATTTCTGGATCTATTGGCTCAGTATCTCCAAATTTTTTTCTCTCAAAAAAGTTTAAAAAATTTCTTTCAGTTTGATTCGCAATTCGTTCAGTTTCGCTTTGAGGTTCAGCATTTGCAGGTTGAGATGACGTAGGTTCAACATTTGTAGATTGAGATGATGTAGGTTCAACATTTGTAGATTGAGATGATGTAGATTCAACATTTGTCTCAGTCTGCAATGATGTATTATTTGTATTTGCTTCTACCCCAGGTTTTGATTCATTATTCAATGCAGGTGTATTGAATTTTGTACTTTGTGGTTGAATATTTGAATTGGGTTCAGATTGAGACTGAGTATTTGATCCTGTAAGAAATTCATTAACGGCTTTCATAAAGTCATCTACAATACTCTTCCCCTTCTCATCTTCATCTATAAGACCTTTACCAAATAGATCCAAGAGTTGTTCACTTGAGAATATAACTCCAGCAACTCTTGCAAGTCTTCCGACTGGCAATATTGAAAGTACACCAAGACTTGCCTCAATCATATTATTATCTTTGGCCTCAAGTATGGATGATATTGCAGTAAGTGCTGTTCCAAAAAATCCAAATCCTTTTGGACCCTTTACACTCGGAGTCCTTCTGCTAGTGGCAGCGGCACCAGACAACAAATTTCTAACAGATTGGAATGGTTTTTTAATTAATAAATCGCCAGCAAATTTAGATAATCCAGTAATACCACTAACTATTTGTCCTAATCCACCTTTAAATAAAAGAAGGACATTGGTCGCGTTTCTAATACCATTGAGTATTGTAGACTGTATTTCATTAGCTAAATCTATATTTCCATCTGCTCTCGCACGAATCAATTGTCCATAATTATTAAGTAACCATCCACTAAACAAGAACAATAATGACTTTGCTATTCTATCAAATAAACCCGTAGTTCTTCTTGCAACAGGAGTCACAGCAGAAGTAAATGCTCTGTTTATTTTCTGCTCTACTACCTTTTCTTTTCCTTCTCTTATATTTGCTTCTGCAAGTCTTCTTTCTCTATTTTGCTTATCTGCTAATATTCTTTGCTCATTTGCAATATCATTTTGAAGTAATGTAGATACACCAACAAGTCCAGCATTTAGTGCAGCAATATCTTGTCTAACTTGAACTAACCCAGTTTGAAGACCCAACAAACTTTGCTGATTTTGTTGAGTAATTTGAAGTGTTTGTATATCCGCTTCACTTACAACTGGTTGAGACCTAATAGTTTGAACTAAAGGATTCACATTTCTAGCACTAATACTACCAGAGTTACTGATCCTTGATCTTGTAGATTGTCCTAGAATTGGTGAATTAGGTGCCATTACCGTTCTTTAGGTTTTCTTCTTCGATGTATTGCTGGAGGAGAGTTATATAAACTTCTCTCTCCCATGGTATCATATTTTCTAACTCTGTTAATGAATATTTATGATGCTGAATCAAAGCAAAATTCATTTTATAATATGATATAAGATTCTCATGCATCATGCCTAGGCGAAAAAAGAGTTTAGTCCCTCCATGACAATCTCACTATCAACACCAGTATTTGGATTAGTAACTTTTAAGACGTGTTTTAATTTTGGCATAGTCTCAAAAAATTGTTCAATTTGTTTAAATTGCTTTGAACTCAGAGATTCTACGAACTCCACTAATTCTTTTTTAGTGCAGTCCTTAGCACTCCATGCTTCCTCTTCATTGTAAACTTGCTCAATGCAAGTGCAGATGACTTTAAATGTATCATCAACTGTCACATCACCACCCGTGAAATTGTTTGTAATAAACTCATTCATAGATGGATATCTCATTCTCACACTTAAATTATCATCGAGTTGAATGTCTCTAGTGTGGTTCTCTCCCACTTCAACTTTAATATCATCTAAATTAATGCTCATAGGAACTTGAGTCTTATTATCATCTGGACATGTAATTAATACATCCACAGACTCTCCTACAGACTTTCCTCTAATATTTAAAAATAGATACTCAATATCAAAAGTCGCTAAACTATCGATTTTAATACCCCGTGTAATAATACAGTTTGATATAACATCCTTAACTGCATTTGCAATTTGTTTTGGATCTTCACTCTCTAAAGCGATAATTAAAATTTTCTCTTCTTTTACTAAAAAAGGTCTATATTTAATTTTCTTTTTTAATGAAGGAATTTCCAACTCATATGTTGGTGTAGATACTTTTGGTAAAGGCATAATAAACTGTCAGATATTTTTATTTAGTTACGCTATATCAGAGTTTGCAGCATTTATAATTGTCTGTCCTCCATTGGCATTTACCGCATCTAATCCCTTTGTATTTTTTTCGAGAGGTGGTCTATTTAAAATATTATCTTCTTGTGTTCTTTGCTGCTTCTTATTTCCTAATCCAGATTGATTATTTTCAGAAATTCCTTTGAAAAGATCAAAACTCCATGTTCTGCCAGCAATGTAGCGATCATATTCAAATGTTGCAGCAACTTTCAATACATCAGATCCAGCATAACTTACAGGAATTGATGATATTGATTGCGGAAACATTCCTCTAAATGTATATTCAATCTCTCTCTTATAATCTCTATCAAACTTAACAATTTTAGTTTCTGTGGATTTATAAGAATCTGGATATTGCATCTTGATATAGTAATCTTTTGCAAGTTTATTATTTTTATCCTGATTATCTCCACCACTAGAAATAAAGTCCATCCAATGTTCTAAAACTTTTATGGTTTCATATCTCCTATCAACATAAAATTCCATAGTAATATTATTATACATTCTTGTATGTGCAATCTTTTCACGGATTCCTTGCTGTGGTGTCAATTCGGAGGTTGCAAATGCAGAAGTAGGAAGATTTGCAGAAAAGCAAAGCAAACCAAAATCACTGACACAGTAAAAAGGGGAAACACCTTTCCAAAACAGATAGTTTACTACAGGTCCTGGAATTTGAAATTTTACTTCGTAATGGGAAGATTGTGCAAGATTTCCAAATAATCTTTTTGCAGTTTCTGGTTTTATTGGAAATGCCACTCTAAATACCTATGACTGTTCTTTTTATTATACAAGTATTTAGATGGCATACAGAGGAAAATATCAACCATCCTATCCCAAAAAATATAAAGGTGATCCTACAAATATTGTTTATAGATCATTATGGGAACGTCGATTCATGGTTTACTGTGATATAAATGAAAATGTTCTTGAATGGGGAAGTGAAGAACTAGCACTTCCATACCGTTCACCACTAGACAATAGGATCCACAGATACTTTCCAGATTTTTATATCAAAGTACGTGAAAGCAATGGACAGATTCAAAAATATATTATTGAAGTAAAACCGAAGAAACAAACTATTGAACCCAAAGTTCAGAAGAGAAAAACTAAAGGGTATATCTTTGAAGTGACTGAATGGGCAAGAAACCAAGCAAAATGGAAAGTCGCTAAAGAATTTTGTGAAGATCGTCAATGGAAGTTTAAAATTATCACAGAAGACGAACTAGGTATCAAGTAATGGCACTGACTGGATATGAAAGAAAAAGTTTAGAACAATACACTGCACCAGAACTTAGAGAAATTGCAAAGACGTATGGTGTAACATTCAAAACTGAAGCTGGAAATACCAGTTTAAATTATAGTAGATTAAACAAAACACAACTAATCTATGAGATCACATATGATGTAGATTATATTAGAGCAAATCCAAATTTAAAGTATGATGATGTTCTAAAAAATAAACAAAATAGAATAGTACCTATCAAAAGAGATCTCATTGGAATTGAATCTCCAGGTGAATTGATGTATAGAATTATAAAAGCACTTGATGATACTAAGGGGAATATTCCCGTCGCTGGAAACTATTATACATTTATATACAGAGCAATAACTCCAGGTCTTTTATTTGACTTGCATCCACTAATTAGAGGATCTGATATATTAACTGATAAATTCTTTATTGGGTACAATTATCACTGGCAACTTCGTGGTGGGCAGAGTCCTATCAGGAAATATTTACTAAGGGAAGTTCAAAGTGACATATATCAAATGAGTACTGAAGAATTTATAACCCTAAGAGGTGTTAACTATCAAAAATTTATTCAAAACAGGTCATAAATAATTATAAAGCAGATACATGACTGTAAGAACTGCAGAAGGGGATAGTAATACTTCAACTAGTACAAATGCTAATACTAGTGAGAGTACTACTACAACCAACAATCAAACAACTAACAAAAAAGCAAAAGCTCCTTCAATACTTTCTTATCCTCAGGATGGATATCAGAGAGCAGATCATGAATATATTAGATTTGATGTAGTTGAATATAAAGCTCCAGGATTTGGTGTTAGTGAGAAGGGTAATTTTAGTTTTAGTCTTCCGACGGGTAATCAATCTGTAAAAGATGGTATTGATTTAGGAACATCAAAAGTATCTTCTTATATCATTTTACCTTTACCAAAGGCAATTTCTGACGGACAAGGTGCATCTTGGGGAGATAATAGTATAAATGCGGCCGCTGCTGCTGGATATGCTGGTGGAACTGCAGCAACTCAAGGTAATATAATGTCTACGGTTGAACAGATACTTCAAAAATTTCAAGGTGAAGTTGGTCAAAATACACAATCACTTGCTACTGGGGCCGTAGGATTGGCAATTCAAAATTTAGTTGGACAAGAAGTAGACATAAATTCTATTGTATCAAGACAGACTGGACAAATCATAAACCCAAATGTTGAACTATTATTTAATGGTGTTCAATTAAGAGGTGGATTTAATTTTTCTTTTGATCTCATGCCTAGAAGTGAGTCCGAAGCAATTCAAATTAAATTAATTATAAGAGCATTTAAGCAGAACATGATGCCCACAAAAAGTAGCGCAGGTGGTCTTTTCGTCAACAGTCCCAAAGTTTTTAGGGTATCATACATGAAGGGAACTCATTTTCATCCTTTCCTGAATAAATTTAAAATTTGTGCTCTCACAAATATGAGTGTTGATTACACTGGTTCAGGACAGTACTCGTCTTATTATGATGGTACACCAGTACACATGGTTATGAATTTGCAATTCCAAGAACTATCCCCAATATACTCTGAAGATTATGATACACTAGACGGTTTACATGGAGTCGGATACTAATGACATACTTTAGAGAACTACCTAACTTACAATATCAATCATTTCTGAGTGATAAAAATTCTTCCCACGAATATATCTTAATAAAAAATATTTTCAGAAGAGCAAAAATTAGAGATGATCTTCAAAATATAATGACAATATTTAACAAATATGAAATAAGAGATGGTGAAAGACCAGAAACAATAGCAGAAGAAGTTTATGGAAGTACTTCTTATGATTGGGTTGTAATTATAACCTCTGGAATCACAAATATAAGAGACCAATGGCCTCTATCTAGTAGAGATCTATATAGATTTTCCGAAAGAAAATATGGATCTAATATAAATGCAATTCATCACTATGAAACAACGGAAGTAAAAGATTCTAAAGGAAGATTAATATTGAATTCTGGATTAGAAGTTAATTCCAACTTTACTATCCCAAATCCATCATCACCAGAAAATACGATTAATCCTGTGATTGGTATCAGTAACTATGAATATGAAACTAAAGAAAATAATAAAAAAAGTCTAATATATCTGCTAAAAAAATCCTATTTACAATCAGCACTCAATGACATGAGAAGTGAATTGTTTTATGGAGAGTCTTCTCAATACATAGATCAAAAAACAATTAGAACTGAAAACACTTACAACACATCACCATAAAAGGTTTAAAGATTTATCAAAAACCATCACATACCTATGTTTACGGGAGCGATCTTTCCATTCTCCATCGCATCCCTTAACAAAACCTCGGGAATGCTTGGTGCCATCTGCAAAGTAGAAATCTTTCTTTGGTTCTGATAGACCGCAATACCTAAAGTTGCAAGCCCTATAAATTGTACCGTGATGATAGTCGCTATCAGCGTATGAGATGATCGCTTTGACTTCTGTGTCTTTTCTAAGTCTCTTAATCGCCTTTGAAACGAACCAAGAAGTGATATTATACTCTCTCTGCTGAGTATCGGGGTG